GCTTTGCGTACAGTATCTGCTGACATATCGCGCGACGAGCAGATCCACGTCGGAACTAATAGTCTTGTATGTGCTGAGCTGGGCTTACTTCCTTCTCCTTCTTTGGATAAACTTAGGAAGGCCACCATTAACTGGGTTGTTCAGCCCCTAGGTATAAATACTACCTGTAAATATTTGGACAAAAAATTCTGGCTGGATGCGAGTGATCGATTAATGTATGAGGGTAAAGCCCCTGAATTAATTTCCACCAAGACAGCTAGGATGCCCGCATTCTTTGAGCATAGCAATGTCAATCTCCCTCAGTACGCTTAAGCTACACAACGAGAGGTTGGATGAGTTGGTTACCAGACTAGATCAAAACTTTGGTTGGAAACCAATTCATCCTAAAGAACCTATCGAAACTATTATGTATAGAGCTGGCCAAGCCAGCGTCATTGAATATATTAAATCTATTATGGAGGAAGAAATCTAATGTGTTTAGGAGGAGGTCAACCTGATACACCAGATCCAAAACCCTTACCACCAGCACCACCACCACCCGCAGTCCCAAAGCCACTACCACTACCACAGATCAGACCATCACAACAAGCTGAGGAAGATGGACTTAGGTTGAGGTTAGGCAGACGTAAATTAAGTCCTAAAAAAGAAAAGAAGGCAACTTTAAGATCTTTAAGGACAACATTAAATACACCAGTAGCTACACCAGCACAAGGTTTAAATACACCTAGTAATCCTGGGACATCATAATGAAAGCAAGAGATAGATACAATCAACTAAGCACCAATCGTTCACAGTTTCTGGACACAGCAGTTGAATGTTCAAGTCTTACGTTACCTTATTTAATCCATGAGGATTTAAACAACCAACCAAATCATAGAAAACTAAACAAACCCTGGCAGAGTGTAGGAGCAAAGGCAGTAGTAACATTAGCAGCTAAGTTAATGCTTGCTCTTCTTCCTCCCCAAACTACTTTCTTTAAACTACAAGTTAGGGATGACAAGTTAGGTGAAGAGATACCACCTGAGATTAGAAGCGAACTTGATCTATCATTCTCCAAGATGGAGAGGATGGTCATGGATTACATCGCTGCATCTAGTGATCGTGTCGTCATTCACCAAGCATTGAAGCACCTCATTGTAGGTGGTAATGCTTTAATCTTTATGGGTAAGGATGGGTTGAAGAACTTCCCATTAAATAGATTCGTTGTCAACAGAGACGGCGATGGTAATGTATTAGAAATAGTAACAAAGGAACTTATCAGTCGTAAGGTTTTAGGTCATGACCTGCCTGAACCAATGCCAAATTCCCCCGGAGATGATGGCTATAAGACAGGGTCAGATGATAACGACGTTGAGGTATACACCTACGTCCGAATGGATAGTAAGAGTGGACGCTGGGTATGGCATCAGGAATGTTTCGATAAGATACTACCTAACAGCCGCAGCACAGCACCAAAGAATACAACTCCATGGTTAGTACTTCGATTTAACACAGTAGACGGTGAAGATTATGGTAGAGGTAGAGTAGAGGAATTCTTAGGTGACATGAGATCACTTGAAGGACTCTCTCAGGCCCTCGTAGAAGGCTCTGCAGCAGCTGCTAAAGTAGTCTTCCTTGTATCACCATCATCTACAACTAAACCACAGACCATAGCCCAAGCTGGTAACGGTGCCATCGTTCAGGGTAGACCTGATGATGTTGCAGTTATTCAAGTGGGCAAGACAGCTGACTTCTCAACTGCAGCTCAGATGGCACAGCAGTTAGAGAGAAGGATAGCTGAAGCATTCATGCAATTGAATGTCAGACAGAGTGAACGTACTACTGCAGAAGAAGTACGTCTCACACAAATGGAATTAGAACAACAGTTGGGTGGACTATTCAGTTTGCTTACTATTGAATTCCTAATACCATATTTAAATAGGACACTTCATGTTCTACAAAGGAGCAGAGAGTTACCTAACATACCTAAGGATCTAGTACGTCCACAGATTGTAGCTGGTGTTAATGCACTAGGTAGAGGACAAGATAGAGAAAGCTTAACTGCATTCATTACAACTATCGCACAGACATTAGGACCAGAAGCTCTGATGAGTTTCATCAATCCTTCTGAAGCAATCAAACGTTTGGCTGCTGCACAAGGTATAGATGTACTTAACTTAGTTAAGACAGAGCAGCAATTAGCAAAAGAAAAACAAGCACAACAGCAACAAGCAGCAGCACAATCTTTAGTAGATCAAGCTGGGCAATTTGCTTCTGCACCACTGCTTGACCCAAGTAAAAATCAACCACCTCAGGATGGACAAAACCAAACCCAGCCGCCCAACCAGGGCTAAACGAAAGCCGCTCCCTAAAGTAAGTAAGCCAGAACCACTGGCAACTGATACTGATACAGCCAAGCCAACATCGATACAACCTAAGAGATTGATTGGTGAAGATCCAGACTATGTAACCACAGTTGGTCTTGGTAATTTAAAAGTAACAACAGCAAACGGAGCACGAGAATACAATGGCTGATACATTAACTTATGATCCAGCAGAAGATAATGCACCTGAACTTAATGAAGAGGAACAGAATTCCTTAGAGGTAGGTGAGAAATTAGCTGAACAAGAAGAGCAGTTACTTGCTGGTAAGTATAAGAACGCTGAAGAATTAGAGAAAGCTTACGTTGAATTGCAACAGAAGCTAGGCTCTAAGGAAGAAGAGAAGGAAGAACCACCTGTTGATGAGAAAGAGGAAGAGAAACCTGAAGAGGTAGACGAACTACCAGGGGTATCTCTTATCAATGAAGCATCAAAAGAGTTCTATGACAATGACGGTACCATATCTCCTGAAACTATTGAGAAGTTTTCTGAATTAAGTAGTCAAGATTTAGTCAAAGCTTATGTAGATATACAAAAGAATAATCCTCAACAACAACAAGAACAAACTGTTGAGGATTTCACTAAGGAATCTATTAATTCTATTCAGAATTCAGTAGGTGGTGAGAAGGAGTATAATAATTTGATGCAGTGGGCTGCTGATAATTTAGATGAATCTGCTGTAAAAGCATTTGATTCTATTGTCGCAACGGGCAACCCTGAAGCTGTACAAATAGCTGTAGCTGGCATCAAATCTGAGTACGATACTGCTAACGGTTACGAAGGTAGAATGTTATCAGGTAAAGCAGCAGCTTCATCTGGTGATGTATTCCGTAGTCAAGCTGAAGTAGTCGCAGCTATGAGCGATGCTCGCTATGAAAACGATCCTGCTTATCGACAGGACATCTATGAAAAACTTGAAAGATCTGATCTAAAGTATTAATTATGTTTTATAACCCTGTAGTTGCCCACGCTAAAGCTGGGACATCAGTTAAATATTCTGTCAAGACTACGGGGGACCGATGGTTTCCTGCAGCCTACGGTGATCCAACCAAAGCTGTCTACAATCTTGTAGTCAGTCCTGATGGTGTTGAAGTAGTGAGAGGTTAATTATGTGCCTACAAACCCCCAATGCTTCGGACCTTGGTCTGCCACAGAAGCCCGAAAATTGGAACACGATGTCCGGCGAAGAGCAACATACGTGGTTCACCAATTGGCGTGAGGAGAATAAAGATTGGAATCCGACAGGACTTACCATAGGAGGTCTTGGTGCAGGAATAAACAGTGCCATCAACAATATTAGGGATTAGCCTTAATCAGTGGCGACCCGAACTTTCGTCATCGCCCGGTACATTTATTCTAACCTACAATGCCTCAGAACAAATACGCAACAGAACCTAAAGTAGAAGTACTGGATGTAAACTACTATGAAAATGCAGAGCGTGTCAATGGACAGCTTGCTATGATTGGCTTCGTTGCAGCACTCGGTTCCTATATATTTACTGGACAAATTATACCTGGATTATTTTAATGCCAAAAGGTAAAGGTACTTACGGTACCAAAAAGGGGAGGCCCCCTAAAAAATAATAACGTCGCGTCCGTTCATCCATATTTATGGACGCATGAAACCACATCATGGAACGGGGGTGTGGTACTATGGAGAAAGACAATGCAAAAAAAGCATTCTGTAACCCTGAAGTATCGCGGCGTGCCTTACACGAAAACTATTTAAATTTTATTGACAATGAAAAGATTAGCACTAGCCCTCGCAGCCACTCTATCCGCG